GTACTTATCACAGTTCGACACGATTATTATTGCACTTGACCCTGACGCATTACCAAAGACGCTGCAATTTGCTAAAGAACTACGAGGTTATGTAAACAATGTAAAAGTTTTACGTTTGATAGATGACCTTAAATACCGTAACCCTACCGACATTAGAAACTTAAACACACTAGGAGAAACATAAATGGAATTATCATTAATACGAAGCTTGATGGATAGAGAGTTCTACGATGACCATCGTGGTGCTAAATGCCCAGACAGATTATTTAGTAAGGATGTTCGTAAGATCAAGCAAGCCATCGACAAGGCTATGGATCGTTATGAACGTACAGTTACACCAGATGAGATTGAGGCATTGTTTATGTCTAACAATCCTACCATGACAACGGCACAGAAACAGGCGTATGGTTCTTTGTTTAACCAGATCAAACGTGAGTCACCTATGGGTGGTGACGTAGCACAAGAGGTGCTGTCGAAGCTGTTCCAACAGGTAGTAGGTGAGGACATTGCCAACCTTGGGTTTGACTACGTGAATGGTGACAAGAATAGTCTCGAACCATTACGTGATTTGCTTGAGCGTTATGGTGATGACTTCACACCAGACTTACAGATTGAGTGGGATGACATTGAGATTGACACGTTGCTCAACATGAACGACTTGGAATCACAGTGGACATTCAACGTTCCTAGCTTGACACGTAAGATAGAGGGCGTAAATGCAGGACACCTGATTGAGATAGGTGCTAGACCTAACACAGGTAAGACCTCATTCCACGCCTCTCT